TGAAACTCAATAAATAAATTATAATTAGGTAAATAAAAATCATAAGATAAATTACCATTTTTAAGTCCAACAAGTTCATTAAACTCTTTTTGCGGGATAAAATATAAATAATTTAACTTATCTTTTATATTCAATTTATTATAATCTTCTTGAGTTATTTTAATAAAATCTTTTTGAAACAGAATTTCTTCTATTCTTTTTTCTCCTTTTGAATATTGACAATAAGGACATCTAAAATCTCTAATTACAGAACTATGTATACTTCTTAAAAAATCTTCATGTTTGTTATTGTTACATTTCCAATACCCCTGTTTACCACTTCCATACGTATAGTCATACGGTGTTTTATTATTTTTATCAGACCAATAATTAAATGAATTAGGATATATATATCCCAATGAATCCCTAACATTAACTTTCTTACCAGAACAATAAGAACATCTTTTGCCTTCGATAAAAGAAGAACATGCAATATAATAACTATCATGATAATCTTTTTTCTGGCATTTTATAAAAACTTTTTTATCAGAACAATATGTAATTTCAAACGGACTAATTGTATTTTTTTCATAATCCCAATACTTTTCAAGAAAATCTTCACCTAAATTATCAATTCCCCATTGAGCAAATGAGTTATTCTTATTAATAAAAGTTTTTATCCTTTTTTCTGAAGCAAATAAACGAGATATACATGTTTTGCAATAATATTTTTCATATTTTTTCAGTGTACTAATATAATCTCTATACTCAATATTCCCGATATATGGATTTTTGCATGAATCACAATCACATTTTACATTGACCTTTGCATGACTTCCTTTTGTTAAATCTTCAACATTTACAAGAAATGGATCATATATATTGGTAAACAAATATCCCTTGTTAACATAATATGTTTTAATCCTATTAGTCCAAATTAAAAGTGCTTGATTTGATAACAACATAAAAACACACTCTCCTTAAATTATTAACATTATTTAAATTAAAAAAGTCAGATTATTAAATCTGAATCTTGTTTTCGTTTAGTTAAATATTCTTTTATTCTATTGGTTCTTAAAAATAACCAATAGAATCTTTTAGTTTCTGGATGCAAATTTTTTGCTATATACCTTTCTCCTATATCTAATAATTCTTTTTTAAGTTTAGGACTATAACAATAAAAAATATCATTCAAATTAAACACTCCTTTAAATTAATAATCTCTATTTTCCTTGTCATTATCTCCACGTTCTCTTGTAGTCTGACCTTCAGGACTTAATTCATCGTCATCAATTTCTTCCCTACCAGCACCATTATCACCAGTTTGATATGTAGATTGTAGCGGCTTAAATCTATCAGTTATTTTAAGAACGTCATTTTCCAAATATAACATGTGTATTACAGAAGCAGGAGTCATACCCAAAGCTGCACAATATCTTAATTTATTAGGAGCACCTAAAGTAGCAGATTCCTTTAAATAAGCAATTACATCTTTACGATTGTGTTCAGAAATATTTAAGATTTCAATTTTAAAATAAATAATCTTACAAAAATCTTTAAGTTTTCTATTTAACCATCTTTCATATTGACGAACAATAGCAAAAGCTACATCTTCATCAGTTCTTATTCCGGCTGATAATGCTGCTCCTGCTGCTGAATTATTAGAGAATAATAATTGACTTACACCTGCTTCACTAAATAATTGTGCTTCTGCCGATGTCACATTATCTCTCTCTCTATCTTGCCTTTCTAATTTCACACTTGATATTTCTTCAAACGGGGAAAGAATTGAACCAATTTGGTCTGGAAGCTCTCCAGACATCATTTGAAAATATTCTAAAGCCTTGTCCAACGTCAATGCAAAATTATTTGCCGTATCCTTATTATTTAAATAAGGTATCTTAGCAACAAGAATAAGATAATTTTCTAATTCAATCCTTGATTTTTGTAGCATTTTTATGTCTTCTAAATCATAAAGACAAGGAAACAAACACACCATAGGGGGAATAGGATAATCTGTTTCACATATTTTAATACATAAAGTGTGTTTTGAATCAAGTTCCTGCCATTTAAAATTCTTTGTATCAGTTTTATATAAATTATATTTTTCAACAAATTCTCCCCCGAAAGTTTCTAATTTTTCAGGATATTTATTAAAATATGAAAAATCAAAACTGAAATTATAGCAACCATCTTCAATTGCGTTAATTTGGCAATAATCAGGATCTAATTCATTTAAAAAATATGATACATTAGTTTTGTATTCATAAAAATAAGCTACATCATCAATCCATGCACGAATATTTACTTTTTGAAATTCTTGTTTAATATTCATATTTTCAAGAAAATTACAAGTTTCAAGATATTTTTTTTCCACAACATCAGGTTTTAATGCAGAAAAATCAGACACCCCTTTTAATTCAATTACATAATCAAAAGTTGGCATGTATGCAAAATATTTTAATAGCCTTTTGTAATGACTACTTGAATTATATAAAAACCTTGAAAGATTACGAAGTTGTTTTTCATATCTAGCAGGTGATGATATCCATTTTAAAACATCATCCTTTTTAAAACTTTTTGAAAATGTATATAATGAATCTTTATTATTATTCAGATCTTTATATATATATTTGGCTAATTTACTAAAGTTTTGCAATAATTTTTGAAATACAACATCATCTCTATCTAAAGGTTTTTGAAGAATTATTTCTGATTGAGGTTGCTGAACTTCTGTTTTAACTGTTTTTGTTTTAGATGTTTTTGGCAATAAGATCACCTACCTTTCTATTTAAAATTAATTTAATTTTTAATATTTGTTTATAATTTGCGAATTTTTGGTTTGCGGAATTGGAAAAGTTTGTTGATGTCTATTTCTTCATCTTTAGGTTTAATAAAATCTTTTTCTAAAAGCGAAGCAACATAGTTTCCATAGCTGCAACTTGTGTACCTATCTTTTCTAGCAGAACCAACAGTTTCAAGTTTAATATTCCCACTAACAACTGAAAATTCAAGCATTATTGATTCGTTAATCAATAATCCAGTTTCAATATACGGCATAATATACCATGAACGCAAATCTACATTATTTATATTTGCATATTCCTTATTGGTTTTTGTTAAATACCCATCAGCATCGTTATCATCAATCAGAAAACTAATTTTACCTCGCTGAAGTTTATCTCTAAAATCTACAGCTATTTCACTATTTAATTTTGCTGAAGCCATAATTGGATAGATAACTGGTTTTGCTTTTAACCCTAATGTTTTTTCTTTTAATTCGTCTATTAAAGATTTATCTAAAGACTTATGCTCAAATACTGTTAATGCATCATATTCAACGCCACGTTCATCGTCTTTAGTGACAACTGCCAATTGTTCAAAAACGCTTCAATTTGTTATCCATAAGGCTTTTTATCCTTATGTTCTTATGGTTTTTATTCCCATAAGTTCGGCATATATTTTCATCATGTTTGAATAAATTCTAATAAATCTTCTCTATTTGCTGTTGTCTTACCATATTTGCTATGAAATTTTCTATGACAATCTTTACATAGTGTAATTCCATTGCTAATATCATATCTTAATTCATTATTTTCTTTCCAAGATAAAATATGATGTGCTTCTAACCTATTTGAATTTTCATGGCATTTACAACAAGTGTAATTATCTTGTTTAAATATTTTTCTTCGCCATTCCCTATATTCTAATGTTAGTCTTTCAGTCCTTTTAGTTCTTATGCCGCCTTTCCAAACAGGACTTTTTTCTCTAGCAAACATTAGTCTATATTTATCTGTTTTCATCGGATGAGTTGTCTTATATCTCTTTAAACAAGTTAATATTTTTTTATCCTTACACTCTTGAGTTTGTGTATAGCTTTCCACTCCATACTGCTCTAAATTAACTTGTTTAATTTTATCTTTTATTTCTTCACTTTGAAATACATTTTCTACACCATACCTATTCAAATTGGTTTGCTTGATTTTATCCTTGAATTCATCAAGATACATTATATTGTCAACATCATACTTTTCTAAAATAGTTTCTTTTGCTTTTTTGGGCGTACAAATTAGACAACAATCCTTATGATTCGGGTTATCTTTAATAAACTTTGTTCTATGTAACCACATTACTTGATAAATTTTATTACAATAATCACATTGAACATCTACATAAACCATACTGTTGTCTTTTAAATCAAATACATTAACCACTATCGTATCGCCCATTGTTGTATAAAGATAACCTTTTTCTTCATAATGCTTTTTAGTCCTACTATTCCATTTAGTTTCTACTTTTTCTGAAATCAGCAAATAAAAACACCTCCTTAAAAAAGAAGATGTTATAGAATTTATTCAAATTTAGATGTTGCGGACTCTTGGGTGAATTATTGTTTCCTCATCACCTATGCTCTGCCCCTGATTATACCTTTTAAATTATAATCTTCGGTTCGGGTTGGCATTTCAGCTTTCCCGCTTAATTCCGCAATTTGTAACTCCATAATTTCTTATAGAGAGGACAACTTTTTATCCCCGCTTGCTGTAAGTCTAATACTATATAATCTGCTTCAAAATCATGATAAATTTGTTTAATTCGCAAAGCTTGTTTCCCTGTATGTTCCCCTTGATGACTTTCAATATAAACGAACTCTCTTAAATATCCTTTTGCAGTAGGAATTAAACGAATACATGATATAATTGTATTATCATTTGCATTTCCTTTTCTTGTAGCAATATCAACAGATACAAGTCTAATCTCGCCATCAACTCTTTTAATGTCTAATGGGTTTTTCTTTTTATCTAAATTATCATTTCTTAATGGATAAAAAGCTTTCTTTAAATTTCTATTTTTTTTAAACATATCCAATTTAAAATAAGCATTACTATTTTCACCCCAAGGAATATTTTCATATTCTTCAAGGAATGTTATTTCGTCCATTGTTGATCGGTCTTTTGCGATTGCTTTTTTAGTTTTAATATTATGTTTGATTGCGATAAGATAATCAAAAGCAATAAAACCAGCATCCTTGTCATTAAGCATCATTTTAATTGTATCTATTGTTTCTTTATACCACCACAATCCTTTATGATATGCTGAAGATATAAGGATTTGTCTTGGCTCTTCTACTAAACATGGAATATTTGAATATTTTGGATTTTTTAAATAAGGAGTTTGTCTGGCATAAGCAAAAGGTTTTACAATGCTATCAAACTTTTTTTTATCCATTATACGGAATTCTTCCCCAATTGTGAAAGTCGATCTCTCGCCTCTTCCAGACTCTTGACAAGCTACAACTTTAATTGTCGTACCATTATGTAAAACGCAAATGCAATTATTTTGTGTATCTGAAAACTTCATTATTTCTCTTGCTATATTTGGATGATCATCTTTTAACCTCGCCATCTTTCCAAATATAATAGCTGCTTGTTTCATAGAATTTGCTACAATTACAATTTCACTATTTGGGTATAGAGTTCCTCTTGCATAAGCTAATAAAGCAATTAACCATGACTTAGCTGAAGCCCTACTTGCAATTGTTACAAAGTTTTCACAAATACTCATAAAATAAATCCATATTACTTGATACCAATATAAATCTACTTTAAAATAATGTTGGATAAATCTATGTATATTTCTACGATAAAATGTAACCCAATCAATAATATTCTCTTTCCATTGTTCACTATGTTCTTTTTCTTTTATCATCGATTTTGGAGCTTTAAACTGATTTGAATTTCCTGCATATTTACTGAAATTATTTTCATACCGCTTATATGATCCCATTAGAATCACCTTCACTATCATTTTCAGTTTCAATTTCAACACTATCCAAATCAGCGTCAATATTGTCATCAACTACAAAATTTCTTAATCCCGTAAAGAAATTTTCTATGGGTCTAACAATATAATTTTTTATATAAGGGACAAAACCATCCATATCTTTATACTTTTCTTGCTGTTCATACCACTCGGCAGGTCTAAATTGTTCTATTTCCTTTACCCAAAGTCCAAAAGCATCGTGTGATTTCCCCGCACTTGCTTGATTTGCCTTGCTCGGATCAACACTACAAGTTTTCATTAAATCTTGTAATTCTTTTTGTAAATTGCCAACAGAGTTCTTTTGTTCTCTTGCTTTTCTAATCTCAAGAACCTTAATACAAATTTCTTTTAAAAGAGTAATTTCTGCTTGATTATCACATTTATGAGTTTTCTTCCAATTTGATAATTCTGATTCTAAAAATATATAATCATCAATATCAAAACCTTTTCCCCAAAAAAGAATCAAATCTTCATCATTAATAATTTCGTCTATACCTTCTACTTCACCGAATACTTCATCTGCATCACTGTTAATCCATGTTAAACCTTGGTATTGCCTCATAACTACATTTTTCATATATAAAGCACATACTCGTTCCCCATATTTATTAATAGCTTCTTCTCTATTAATAACTTCATTATTTTTTTGAAAATCTTTTACAACTTCTTCAATAGCTCCGTCTAAACAAGCTTTTATAAATGGCTTATCAATAAAACGCAGCACATCTTTTAATTTATTAATATTTAATTTTAATCCCTCAAGACTAAATAATTTAATACATTCTTTACATAAATGAGTTACTCCATTTTCTTTATTATGATAAGGTGAATACGATTTATAAAAATCTCGTTGTATAGTAGCTTTTGTGGCTGTCTTACCACAATAAGTACAAATGTGTATAATATCGGCAGTTTTAGCCACAAAATTCATCTCCTTTAATTCAATATTTTTGCACATAGAAAAACCGCCTTGTTATTCACAAAGCGGCTTTCGCTATATCCAAAACACAAAATAAATTCCTATAAAATTCTTAATTTATTGGATTATTCAATCCATTTGTTAGAATATCTAACTTGACGTAAACCTAACGCCATCTATTTAGTTTTATCCTAAACTACTTTTTCTTTCTATCATCAAAATCATCTTCTTCGCTATCATCATCCACAAATTCTTCTTCCTGTTCATCCATTTTAAACCCAATAGCATGTGTCATTCCTTTATCTTGACCATCCTTACAATAGTCATTCACATTTTTGCTTGTAACCGCTATATCAGATTGAATCAAATTAATTTTCTTTGATATTACATTCGTGAACCACTCAAGAAGAATATCTAAAAATGGAACAACCCATTTTACAAAAGCAATTCCCAATAAAAATAACCATAAATTTTCCATAGGTGGAATACCACCTTTCTAATTAAATTTAATTAATCTTCACCACCATATTTTTCTTCAAATGTATCATCCATAATACTATTAGCAATATCAACAGATAGATTTGAGATATTCAACAAAGCCTGTATATGCCCATCTTTAAAAGCAGTTTCATATAATTCACTTAAAATATCTTCCAAACATTCTTCAAGATATTCCAAACTAAGATTTTGACTACCAACAATATTAATTAAATCAAGAATGCTATATTTTGCATCACAAGTGGGACATACACAATCTTCTTCTGTATCATCTGGATAATCTTCATCGTCCAAATCATCAATATCTAATTTAGGAAATTCTTTTTGTTTTGCAGAATGGGGAAGAGGTTTACTGGTATTACTGTTATCATAATCCGGTTTCAAAGTATTGTAAGTTTTTTGATCAACTTCTTTCTTATTGATATAATATTTTAAGATTTTTTCACCATTAATTATTTCTTCCCTGATTTCAAAATGTAAATTTTGAATCATATATTTAAATCCTCATTTATAAATTACGGGCGTAAAACCACTATGCCTTTAGGCTAGTGGATATAAGCCCATCCGTACTATCCTTGGCTTTGGATATACTTTTCGATTATCTCCTTGCTGACGTTTCCTATACTACAAGCAAAATATCCATCGCTCCCAGAATGTTCTTTCCTTCCAAAATTGTTTCGATAAATACAGATAGTTGTTATTTTGTCTCCATATTCTATAAGTTGATATCTGCTTTAGAAATCTGACGACATCCAATATAGATTGCGTAGGGTTATAGCTTACTAACAAGTGAATATGGTCTTTGTCAACTTCCATTTCTATTATCTTAAAATTCTTTTCTTCTGCAATATCACTAAATATTTGCTTAATTTCATTGCCATATTTAATCAATAACTGCTTGCGATATTTAACGACAAATATTAAATGCGACATTAAGAGATATTTTGAATGGTTTCTTGAGATATAATCCACGATTTCCTCGCCTGTACTCTCTTTATCTTGTTAAACTTCGGTATAGGTTTCAGGGCAATTTTAATTCCTTTGGCATCCATTAATATTGCATAGCCTGTTGACATTCTACCTTTAATGAAATATTCTTTGCCCAAATATCTTACCTTGTCAAACTTCCTAAATCCATGTATTTTCCCTGTTGGGATTTTTTGTTCTGACCTTACACCTTTTGTTTGTTGATAATCTCCATCGGCTACACACTTCTTGAATATTATATTTGTAGTTTTAAAATCAACACTTATTAACCCTTCTTGCCGAATATTATTCAAACATGCAATGGCTACGGCATCATAATAATGTTCTTTAGGCAAGTTCATCATCTGTCGATGCTCTTTAGTTATAAAACCGAATGTTTTTTCTGCTTTTGGCAATAGCTTTAATAGTTGAGTTCTTATACTATTCATTTGTGTTGCATGTTTTAATTGACCTTTAATTTTCCCGTTCTTTTTCAATGATATTTTTCCATCATGTAAATCATCATGGCAAGTCTTGCACAACACAATTAGGTTTTCTTGCTCGTCAGATCCACTGTCACGCCTAAATATAATGTGATGTACGTGTAACCTACTGTCCTTTGTTTTACCCTTACAATGCTGACAAGTGTATTTATCTCTGTCTAGTACATATGCTTTAGTATTAGCAAAACCATAGTTTACACCCTTTTGATATAGCCACTTACTATACAGCACGGCAGGGTTTTTTAAAGCATGCGTGTCAAATGTTGCTGTTTCTAGTATTATTTTAGTAATTGGCAAGATAGACTTAACAAAGTTAATTTCTTTCATATGGCTATTGATTTTACTTACCATTGTTGGAGAAAATCTACCCTTTTTAATAGAGTTCTTTCTGTTCAACCATCTTGCTTTTCTGTACCTAGTTTTCCTATTTCGCCTATTTCTTCTATATTTGGATCTTTGTTTCATCTTATCTGCAATATCGTTTCTTATTTCAATTTCTGATAAATACATTACGTCATTATTTTCATTTACAACTGCACTGCCGATTTTACTACTGCCTGTATCTACACCTAATGTCAACTCTTGAGTGTGGTCTGTGGTTTGATATAGTAGCTTAATAGTAAATGGCGTTCTCTTAATACATTTTGCCTTACCTTGCTTGAGTAATAATCTTGCAATTACTGGCTTACATGGCATTAAAGGTTTGCCATCATAGTTAATTACATAAACCATAAAATCAGTCCTTTCTGATAAATACTTTACCTTGCGGTAAGTTATGCGTATCTATATACTATTACCATACATAGAATCCGACTTCATCT